GGGCGCACCGGCAGCGCCGGGTTTGCGCATTCTCTCACCAGACCCAGCGGCAATGCGCTCACGTTTGGCGTTGATGTTGGCGTAAAGCCCAAGTTTTGTAGCCATTATGACCCCATCCAAGATGATGACGCGCTGCGATCCACGTTGATCGTGCGGGTGATGTTCCGAGAATTGTACTCCCCACGGCTTGCCACGGGAAACGCAAAGGTCACGGCCAGCGCATCGGCAGCGTCCGGGGAGGCCAAACCTGCCACAAAGAGCAAAAAATGACCCTGAAAGCGATGCAGAACTGCCTCATCATCGAGGTGGATGTCGAAAAACACGCCATGTTTGAGCTACTTTCGACAGAAAAACAGGAAACGGGTATAGTCGTGTCTGCTGGCCCTGACTGCAAAGAGCTGAAGGTGGGCGACCACCTGTACTTTGGCGTAGGGCAGGAATTCAAGCACGGCGGCAAAGAATATGTCGTCATGCGTGAGCCTCACGTACTAGGAGTTCTGAATGGCTGACCCAACTGGCATGGTTGCCGCTGCTAATGTGGCAAACGGCGGTAAGCCCAAGAATAGTGCCTCCGAAATTTTGGCAACTGCTCGGTCCCGGCTGGATATGGCCGTTTCTTGCTACTCGGAAAGCCGAGAAGACGAGATCGACGACCTGCGGTTCTACGCTGGATCGCCCGATAACCACTGGCAATGGCCTGCCGATGTGTTGCAAACACGTGGTGCCGTGCAAGGCCAGACGATCAACGCCCGTCCCACGCTGACCATCAACAAACTCCCCCAGCACGTTCATCAAGTCACCAACGACCAGCGTCAAAATCGCCCTGGGGCCAAGGTGATCCCGGTTGACGACAAGGCAGATGTCAAGGTTGCCGAGATTTTCAACGGCATGATCCGGCACATCGAGTACATGTCGGACGCAGATGTGGCCTACGACACCGCTTGCGAAAACCAAGTGGCGTTTGGTGAGGGTTACATTCGCCTGTTGACCGAGTATTGCGACGACACCACGTTTGACCAAGACATCAAGATTGGCCGGGTGCGTAACAGCTTTAGCGTCTACATGGACCCCACCATGCAAGACCCCACTGGCGCAGATGCCAAATGGTGCTTTGTGACCGAGGACATCAGCAAAGACGATTTTGCCCGCATGTACCCCAACGCAGCGCCCATCACGACCCTCCAGTCGTTGGGTATTGGCGACCAATCAATTTCCAACTGGCTCAATGAAGACACAATTCGCATTGCGGATTACTACTACATTGACTACGACAAAACCACGCTAAACTTGTACCCGGGCAACGCCACGGCGGTTGAGGGCACACCGGAAGATAAGCAACTTCGGGCGATCTACGGCAAACCTAAGCGGTCCCGCGAGTCTGACCGTCCGAAGGTCAAATATTGCAAGATCAACGGGTACGAGATTCTTGAAGAGCGCGAGTGGGCAGGCAAGTGGATTCCCGTAATTCGCATCATCGGCAACGAATTTGAAGTTGATGGCCGCTTGTACGTATCGGGCTTGGTGCGCAACGCCAAGGATGCCCAGCGTATGTACAACTATTGGGTGTCGCAGGAAGCCGAGATGCTGGCGCTGGCACCCAAGGCTCCATTCATCGGCTACGGTGGTCAGTTTGAGGGCTACGAGGAGAAGTGGAAGACCGCCAACACTCAAAACTGGCCCTATTTGGAAGTCAACCCTGACGTTACAGACGGTCAAGGTGCCGTGTTGCCACTGCCCCAGCGGGCACAGCCTCCAATGGCCTCCAGCGGCCTCCTGCAAGCCAAGGCAGGCGCTGCCGAGGATATCAAGGCCACGACAGGTCAGTACAACGCATCGCTGGGCATGGGCTCCAACGAACGCTCGGGCAAAGCCATCCTTGCCCGCCAGCGCGAGGGTGATGTCGGCACTTACCATTACGGCGACAACCTTGCCCGAGGCGTGCGCCACGTGGCCCGTCAACTGGTGGACCTGATCCCCAAGATTTACGACACTCAGCGCATCGCTAGGATCATTGGTGAGGACGGTGAGACCAAAATGGTCAAGATCAACCCTGATCAGCAAGAGCCGGTCAACGAGATCGTGGACGATCAGGGTATCGTGCTTGAAAAAATTTACAACCCCGGTGTCGGCAAGTACGACGTTGTGGCTGTGACTGGCCCGGGTTACGCTACCAAGCGCCAAGAAGCTCTTGAGGCAATGGCTCAACTGCTTCAGGGTAACCCCCAGTTGTGGCAGGTTGCTGGTGACCTGTTTGTCAAAAACATGGACTGGCCCGGTGCTCAGGAGATGTCCAAGAGGTTCGCCAAGACTATCGACCCGAAAATCTTGTCCGATGACGATAAGTCGCCAGCGTTGCAGGCTGCCGAGCAGCAGATGCAGGCAATGGGTGCCGAAATGGAGCAAATGCAGCAGATGCTTGCCAACGTGGGCAAGTCCATTGAAGTGCAAGAGCAGCGCCGCAAGGACTACGAGGCCGAGATCAAGGCTTACCAAGCCGAGACTCAGCGCATCACGGCCACACAGGCCGGAATGAACGAGCAGCAGATTCAAGACATTGCGATGGGCGTGGTGGCTGCGGCAATGGAGTCAAACAGCCAGATTGGCGGCATCCCTGAGATGCCCGGTCAAGAGATGGACGTTGGCATGGAGGGTATGCCCGAGATGCCGCAGCCTATGCAACCAATGGAGATGCCGCAATGAACGCATCACAACTTGTAGGTCATTTGTTCCTGAGCCGAGATGTGGCGCACTCGGTTCACCTGAACACCCGCAGCTTCTCCAAGCACATGGCGCTGAACACGTTCTATGACGAGATCATCGACTTGGCGGACAAGTTTGCCGAAGCGTACCAAGGGCGGCATGGTCTGATCGGCCCGATTGTCGTACCCGCTGCCAAAAAGACCACCAATATCATTGAGTTTTTGCAAGCCGCTATGACCGAGATTGAAGACTCCCGGTACAAGGTTTGCGAGAAGACCGACACACCAATCCAAAACATCATTGATGAGATCGTTGGACTTTACTTGTCCACCTTGTACAAATTGAAATTTCTCGCATAAGGATCACCATGACGGTTAATCTTTCCGCCCTAGGTGGCGCAGGTCAGCAGTTCTTTGACAACAACGGTAACGTGTTGACTGGTGGCAAGCTGTGGTCTTACCAAGCTGGCACAACCACGCCCCAAGTCACATATACCAGCGCCAGCGGTGCAACAGCGCACACAAACCCTATCGTGTTGGATTCTGCTGGGCGTGTTGCCACGGGTGAGATTTGGGTGACCGCTGGTCAAAATTACAAGTTTGTGCTGATGACCAGCACAAACGTAACAATTGCCACTTGGGACAACATTACAGGTATCAATGGTACAGGCCTTGCGACAAACGCAATTAATGTTGAGTACGACCCACCATTCACTGGCGCAGTTTCAACCAACGTGGAGGCCGAGCTGGCCCAGACCGTCAGCGTCAAAAACTTCGGCGCGGTGGGCGATGGCACAACAGATGATTCAGCAGCTTTTGCGGCAGCTATTTCATATGCCAACAGTGTTGCCTTTGCGGCGGTGTCAACCGGATACCCAATTGGTAAAGCAAAGGTTGTTGTTCCAGCAGGTGATTACGTCATCAACACTGGGTCATCGATTGCAAATTGGCAATGTGAAATTGTGGGTGATGGTCGAGAAGTCACAAGAATCAAGATTGCGTCAGGCCAATATTTTCTGACTGTCTCTGCCACAATTTTTAACGCATCCATTCAAGGCATCAGCTTCACTGGCGGCAAAGGCACTCTGGCGCATACGTTTACAGGAGTGAACGTAAAAGGCCACCTTGACATCTACAAAAACAACTTCAACAACTACACAGAATGTGCTGTAGGCAGCTTGGCCTCAGATTACCCGTATTGGAAAATTCACGACAATTTGTTTTATGGGACATTGACCTCAAAAGGCGTTGTGCTGTCTGGAAATCCAGATTTATGCGTTATTGAAAACAACAGCTTTTTGTGCAACCTTTATCACGTTAAGGTCAAGCAAGGGCAGAATACAAAAATTCAGCGCAACGATTTTATTCGTTTTATCGCTGGAGGTGGCTCACCACTTTTGACAGACATTTGGCTCGTTCCAAATCCCACATCCGTTAATGCTGGGTCAGGTTTTATTTGCACAGACAATAAATTTGGAAACGAAAACTTAGATGTCAATGACTTCCGTGTTCTCTTTGCCGATGAGGGAAGTGGAACAAACGCATTTGATAAAAATCACTCAACATCAGCAAGCACTGGCTATGTGATTGGTCCAGTCTTTAACAATTACGTTGCAGGCGTATCTGGTCAAAACAAAGGGTTTATTTTTACATACACTGAAAATGTCAGGTCCATGTATGTAAAAAACACATGGGTTACTGTCTACCCTTATGTAATTCAATATAGTTCTGTTTCAGTTTCAAACGACCGCTTACTTGACTCTAACGTCATAGATTCCAGCCAAGTGCTGGATGCGTCTGAAAAGCAATATGGTCAAGTGTCAAGCTCGGCAACCGTGGCGTACGCAAATGACCCAATGTCACTTTACGCAGGCCGCACAGACTTCATGCAAAGTCAGCGTGCGGACTTTGACCCAGGCCTTGAAGACCTGTGGACAACCATCACTGCTGGTATCAACGAGTTCACTCTGACAAACGCAACAAGAATTGCCGCGACTGACTCAACTTCGGATGCTGACGCTGGTACATTTACTTTCTCAAGCAGTTCCGGGGTGGCTTACGGATACGCCACAAACCCAGAAAATGGTCGAATGGCTTGGGCAGAAATTGAAGTGAAAGCCGCAGCAGCACAGTCGTTGACGCAACTGGATATTCGTATGCAGTGCAACAACGGTGAAATTTTGATGAAGCGAGTGATTACGGTCCCATCGTTTTGGCAACGTGTGAGATTGCCATTTCTTGCACGTTCGCTAGTTTCTCCAGTTTCGCTGCAAATTCGACCAGTTGCTGCTGATTTCTCTACTGGTGTTCGCGATCAAGTGCTTGTTGGGCGTGCAAGAGTCTACCAATCAGCAGAGCCCGTAGATTTTGGCGCTCGGTACTTGCAAGCCCTCAAGACATTCGACTGGCCTAGTATTGCATCAGGTTCTTCATCCACAACAACAGTGACTGTTGTAAACGCTGCGTTTGGTGACTTTGTTGAGGCATCAATGTCTGTGTCGATTGCGGGTTTGACCATGACGGCTTACGTCAGTGCGCCGGACACAGTAACAGTCGTGGCAGCAAACAACACCGGAGGTGCAATTGATCTGGCATCTGCTGTTTTGCGGGTCCGAGTTCAAAAATCTGTGTCATTTGCAATTTAATTTAGCGAAGGACTGCAATGACCACATTTGATTTCAAAACAGGTGTTCTAAGCCCACTTGTTACTTTTTCAAGACCAAGCATTGGGACGCGCTATAACTCATCGGGGCTTTTGGAAACAATCAGCAGTGGACAGCCACGTTTTGGTTATAACCCCATCAGTCTTGCAGCCCTCGGGTTGCTGATTGAAGAACAACGCACCAACTTAATTATTCGCTCCTCTGAATTTAACGATGCGGTATGGTCAAAAACCAATTCGTCAATCACAGCAAATGCTGTTGTTTCACCAGATGGCACATCGAACGCTGACAAGATTACAGAGTCGGTTGCAAGCGGCGTCCATAACACCTCAACTCAGACCATCGCTATTTCAAATGCGACAGCCTACACAGCATCGATTTATTTGAAAGCTGCGGAACGCACTTTGGTTGCATGGTACGCAGGATCGCCGGGTCAAGGCGCAATTTTTAATTTAGCGAACGGTACGGTTTTTGGGTCAATTGTTGCACCACCTACATCGTCATCAATTACCTCAGTTGGTAACGGTTGGTATCATGTTTCGATCACTTTTACATCAACAACCACCGCAACAGCAATGAGCGTGTTCTTGTGCAATGGCGCAGGAGCATTTAGCTATACAGGTGACGGAACGTCAGGGGCGTATTTATACGGTGCTCAGTTAGAAGCCGGATCATTTGCCACCAGTTACATACCCACAGAAGCATCTCAAGTCACCCGCAACGCCGATATCGCCACCATCACTGGGAGCAACTTCACCAGCTTCTGGAATGCCTCACAAGGCGGCGCACAGGTGCAAGCCCTCCCTTCCACCGTGTCAGGCACCAGGCCATTGGTGCAGTACGACGATGGCACAGCAAACGAGATCATTGCGCTGCGTGGCGACACCACCAACCCAGAGCTGTACATCGTTGACGGCGGCACGCCACAGGCCCAACTTGACGCTGGCACCATTGCAGCCAACACCGCCTACAGCATGACCGGGTGGTGGGCGACCAACGATTGCAGAGCACGCAAGGACTCGGGCGCGGTGGTCACAGACGCCACGGCTACCATCCCCGCAGTCACTCAGGCGCGGATCGGATCGGATGGCACCAATTACTTAAACGGCATTATTGCTTCCATCAACTATTACGCAGCGTTTTCCCGCCAGATTTACACTCGGCGCAAGAACAAAGTCTTCTCACCAATTCTCTGAAAGGTCAGCACCCCATGTCCGAATTCACACCATTCTTGCAAAACGGCACCACCCGTGCCATAACTGCCGACACCACAGCACCCACTGCGGTCCAAGTTCTGCCCACGTTCACTAGTGCACTTAACGCCCGCAACCAGTTTCGAGTGGTTAACGCAGGAGCCAATGTTGTGTTCTTGGGCACTGGTGCAACTGCTGCTTTGGCTGCTGCAAACGCTGCACCTGTAACTACCACCAGTGACGCAATCCCATTGTTGCCGGGTGCTACTGAGGTTTTCTCCTTAGTCCCAACTTGGTATTTCACAGCACGCACATCGTCGGGAACAAGCCAGATTTACATCACTCCCGGCGAAGGTCTATAATTTCTCAAACCGTACCGGTGAGGTTCACCGGGAACTCAAACGAGTTACAAATGACTGATGAAGTCCAAACCTTAGCGGAAGTAGACTCCGCGCCTGCGCCAGAAGTGACGGCCACTCCTGAAGCGATTGAAAATGCGCCGGAAGTCGTCGAGAATCAAAACGATCCAGTTGAGGAGAAGAAATACTCCCAAGCTGAGATTGACGCGATGATCGGCAAACGCCTCGCAAGAGAGCAACGTAAGTGGGAACGAGAACAGCAACAACGTGCTGCGGAAACGCAAATCGTGAAAGCTGCACCAACGGCATCCGTTGATCAGTTTGAAAGCCCTGAAGCCTATGCGGAAGCACTGGCGTACCAGAAGGCCGAAGAACTGATTGCCAAACGTGAAGTCGCCAAGCAGCAATCTGCCGTACTCGAAAGCTATCAGGAACGTGAAGAAGCAGCCCGGGACAAGTACGATGACTTTGAACAAGTCGCCTACAACCCCAAGCTCCCAATCACCAACGTGATGGCTGAAACGATTCAGTCTTCGGACATTGGCCCCGAGTTGGCTTACTACCTCGGCTCCAACCCCAAAGATGCTGAACGTATCTCACGCATGACGCCACTCAGTCAGGCAAAGGAAATTGGGAAGATTGAGGCCAAATTGGCCGCAGAACCTCCCATGAAACGAACCACATCTGCTCCTGCGCCGATTTCACCTGTAACTGCTCGATCCGTTGGATCGCCGTCACATGACACTACGGACCCACGGTCAATCAAGACCATGACGACGTCGCAGTGGATTGAGGCAGAACGTGCAAGACAGATTAAGAAGCAGCAAGCGCAGGCAATCCGCTAATTTTGACTTCAAGAGGAATATTAAATGAGTAATTCTATCCTGACCATTGACATGATCACCCGCAAATCGCTGGAGATCTTGGAAAACAACCTCGTGCTTACCCGCAACGTGAACCGCCAGTACGACGACAGCTTTGCTGTTGAAGGTGCAAAGATCGGCTCCACACTGCGTATCCGCCTGCCCGACCGCGCTCTGGTCACTGACGGTGCCGCCCTGCAAGTCCAGGACGACAACGAACAGTTCACCACTTTGACTGTCTCCAGCCAAAAGCACATCGGCGTCAACTTCACATCTGCTGAATTGACCATGCAGTTGGACGACTTCGCAGAGCGTGTGTTGAAGCCTCGTATCAGCCAGTTGGCTTCCAGCATTGACGCTGACGTGGCAAACAGCTACAAGTACATCGGCAACACCGTTGGTACACCCGGCACCACTCCGGCCACTTCTTTGGTGCTGTTGCAAGCCCAGCAGAAGCTGAACGAGAACGCTGCTGTGATGGACCCCCGTTACGCTACCGTGAACCCTGCTGCCAACGCCGGCTTGGTTGAAGGCTTGAAAGGCCTGTTCAACCCAACAGACACCATCAGCAAGCAGTTCAAAAACGGCATGATGGGTACTGGCGTGTTGGGTCTGAACGAGATCAACATGTCTCAATCAATCAAGCAGTTCACCACCGGCTCACGTAGCGCCACTGGCGGCACTTTGTCCGCTGCTGTGACTGCTGAAGGCGCAACATCCATCGTCGTCACCGGCGCTGGCAACAACGCTGTGGTCAAGTTGGGCGATGTGTTCACCGTGGCTGACTGCTTCGCCGTGAACCCACAGACCCGTGAATCCACTGGTTCGCTGTTCCAGTTTGTGGCAGTTGCTGACGTGACCTTGAACGGTTCCGGCGCTGGCACCATCACTGTGGCTCCTATGTACTCGGCTGGTAATGCTCTTGCCACCGTGGACGTGTTGCCACAAAGCGGCAAAGCCGTTGTGTTCGTGGGTGCTGCCTCCAGCCAGTACGCTCAGAACTTGGTGTACCACAAAGATGCCATCACCTTCGCCACTGCCGACCTGTTGCTGCCCCAGGGTGTCGATATGGCCGCCCGTGCTGTACACAACGGCATCAGCCTGCGTATCGTGCGCCAGTACGACATCAACAACGACCGCCTGCCATGCCGTATTGACGTGCTGTATGGTTACAGCGTGATCCGTCCACAGATGGCCGTCCGCATGTGGGGCTAAATTGAAATGGGGCTTCGGCCCCTTTCATTCATTTTCATCTTTTTAAGGAAATTATCATGGCTCTCCCTAATGGTGGTGGTGGTTATCAAGTTGGTGCAGGTAACCGTCAAGAAACAATCATGGGCGCAATGGCTGCCCCTCAAACGGCTACGGCCACCGCAACTCTGACAGCGGCTCAGATTTGCAACCAGATGCTGGTGGCTAACCCCTCCACATCGGCTGCAACCTACACGCTGCCTACGGCTGCATTGATTGACGCTGCTGTCCCCAACGCCACTGTTGGCAGCACATTCGATCTGTACCTTGTGAACACCGGCACCTCGTCGGGTGCTGTCACTCTGGCAACGGCCACTGGTTTGACTGACGGCGGCAACGCCTTCGTCGCTGTGGCTGTCACTTCCAGCGCCATGTTCCGGTTCCGCAAGACCGGTGACGCTGCGTACACTGTGTACAAAGTGGCCTAAACCAAACGGGGACTTCGGTCCCTGTTTTTAAGGAATCATCATGTCAAACAGTCAAGCAGTAGGTGTCGCTTATTCCGACCCCGAGTTCACCACCTGCTACGCCAGCCAAGAACTTGGTTACAGCGCAGCAGCCCAAGGCACTGTGACTCAACTGACCGACAAGTCAACCGCTGTGACTTTGAACAAGTCAATGGGTCGTATCACGATGAACAATGCGTCTTTGGCAACTGCCACCAACGCCACGTTCACCTTGAACAACAGCACAATCAGCGCCAATGACACTGTGATCTTGACGATCTCAGGTGGTCAGACAACGCCCGGTTCGTACAACGCATTTGCCAATGGGCTTGCTGATGGTTCTGTCAGCATTTCGTTGCGCAACATTTCGGGCGGTTCGCTGTCCGAAGCCGTTGTCATCAATTTCTGCGTCCTCCACGGCGCAGTTTAACTAAACGGGGACTTCGGCCCCTGTTTTCAAATCATGGTTATTTACCTCATACACTTTCTCCACGGTGCCAAAGTCGCAATCTCCGACATAGAGGCCGATACCGATGAAAAAAATGGTTGGGTGCGCTACAATCCCGGCACGCCTTCGGCTGTCGAAGATGCGGCTCCAGTCAACGCACTGGGTACAAAGCGCAAATACACTCGCAAGGCTGCTGACCCTTCCGAGGTGACTACCGAAGGAGTCTGAACATGGCAACGTACACCGCTGGCGACCAAATCAATCGGGCACTCCGTTTGCTTGGCATTCTTGCCGAAGGTGAAACGCCATCTGCCGCCATGTCGCAAGACGCTTTGATGGCGATGCAACAAATGATCGAGAGTTGGAACACCGAACGTCTGTCGGTCTTCTGCACCCAAGATCAAGTCTTTACTTGGCCGTCTGGTCTCATCAGCCGCACCCTTGGCCCCTCTGGTGACTTTGTTGGCCTGCGCCCCGTCTTGTTGGATGACGCCACGTACTTCCGTGCGCCCAACAACGTGTCATACGGCATTAAGTTCATCAACCAGCAGCAGTACAACGGCATCGCGGTCAAGACCGTAACATCCACTTATCCGCAGGTTATCTTCGTCAACATGACGTACCCTGACGTGGAAATGTTCGTCTACCCCCGGCCAACCCAAGATTTGGAATGGCACTTTGTGTCGGTGCAAGAGTTGGACAACCCTGCCACTTTGGGCACCAATTTGTTCTTTCCCCCAGGATACCTGCGGGCGTTTGCGTACAACTTGGCAATGGAAATCGCACCCGAGTTTGGCGTTGAGCCAAGCCCACAGGTGCAGCGCATCGCCATGACCAGCAAGCGCAACTTGAAGCGCATCAACAACCCCGACGACATCATGAGCCTGCCTTACGCTCTTGTGTCCAATCGTCAGCGGTTCAATATCTTCAGTGGGAATTTCTAATGAAGTCCCCGATCCTTGGCTCCAGCTACGTGGCCCGCAGCGTCAATGCCGCCGATAGCAGACTTGTCAACTTGTTTCCCGAGATCGTCCCCGAAGCTGGCAAAGAACCTGCGTTTCTGAACCGCGCCCCCGGCCTCAACTTTCTCAACACCATCGGCACCGGCCCAATCCGTGGCCTGTGGGCATTCTCGTCCAATGATGGCACGGGCTTTGTGGTGTCGGGCACCCAGCTTTACAAGATTGACAACGCCTACGCCCCGACATTGATCGGCAGCGTCAGCGGCACGGGTCCGGTCAGCATGGCCGACAACGGCACGCAGTTATTCATCGCTTGCAATGGTCCGAGCTTCATCTACAACGCCAACACGAATGCGTTTGGTCCAATCACTGACACCGACTTCCCCGGCGCGGTAACGGTGACCTACCTTGACGGCTACTTTGTGTTCAATGAGCCAAGCAGCCAGAAGATGTGGGTGACTGCGTTTCTGGACGGCACCTCCATTGACCCATTGGAGTTCCAGCAAACAGCAGCCTCTCCTGACGGACTGGTGGCAGTAATCTCCAACTTCCGTGAGGTCTGGGCCTTTGGCACCAACTCGATCGAGGTTTGGTCGGACACAGCCGCGCTGGACTTCCCTCTTGAGCGCATCCCCGGCGCGTTCAACGAGTTGGGCTGCGCTGCTCCCTATTCGATTGCCAAGATGGACAACAGCCTGTTCTGGCTGGGCCGTGACCGCCGTGGTCAGGGCATCGTCTACCGAGCTAACGGCTACGCAGGCCAGCGTGTCTCAACTCATGCGGTTGAGTGGCAGATTCAGCAGTACACGGACCTGTCGGATGCCGTTGGGTACACATACCAGCAAGAAGGCCACAGCTTTTACGTACTGATTTTCCCCACGGCTAACACCACATGGGTGTATGACGCCTCCACTCAGGCATGGCATGAGCGTGCCGGCTGGATCAACGGCGCGTTCACCCGCCACCGTAGCAACTGCCAAATGGCGTTCAACAATAAGGTGGTCGTGGGCGACTTTGAGAACGGCAACATCTACTCGTTTGACCTGGAAGACTACTCGGACAACGGTCAGATTCAGAAATGGCTGCGCACATGGCGTGCGTTACCCACTGGGCAGAACAACCTCAAGCGCACCGCGCAGCACAGCCTCCAACTCGATATTGAGGCGGGCACCGGGTTGAACCTGGGGCAAGGTAGCGATCCCGAGATCATGCTGCGTTGGAGCGATGACGGCGGTCACACATGGTCAAATGAGCACTGGGCCAAGATGGGTAAGATCGGCGAGTACTACAAGCGGGTGTTCTGGCGGCGACTGGGCATGACGCTCAAGCTGCGCGACCGTGTGTACGAGTTGTCCGGCACCGACCCCGTGAAGATTGCCATCATGGGTGCTGAACTCATTGTGAGTCCGACCAATGCTTAACCCCATCATCACGCCTCCACGGGTGCCGCTGGTTGACCCCCGCACGGGGATGATCGACCGGGCGTGGTATTTGTTCTTCGTGTCGTTGAACAATGTCGCCAATGATGTGGTTAATGACCCGTTTGTCGGCCCCAGCCCCGAATCGCTGGTTGCCAGTTATGACGCAGTGCTTCAGACGCTGACGCAGGAAGTGGAGACACAGCCGAGCACTGGCGAGTTGGTAGCGCAGACAGCAGAGATGCAGAAGCAAATTGACGCGCTGCAATCCCAAATCGAGTGCCCTTGCATCGAACTGACAGCCGAGTTGCAAAAACAAATCGAAGGGCTGCAACTGACGCCAGCGGTTGAGCCAGTTCAGCAAAGCATTGGAATCTCTGGAACAGCGGCGCTGGCAAAGCTCACAGTTTTGGGTACAGACGGCTCTTTGACCTTTGTCAATGGCATCATCACCGCATACGTTGCGCCAACTTAAGGAAGAATCATGACAGTCACAGTTCGCGTTTTAGTTCCGGCAAAATTTGCCGATGCTACTCAGACCACCCAGTACACCGCCAACGGTGTGACCGCGCTTATCGACAAGTTCACAGCCACCAACATCAGCGCATCGGCTGCTACGATCTCGGTGAACTTGGTGACCAACGCAGGCTCTGCGGGCAACACCAACCTGATCACCAAGACCAAGACGCTTCAGGCGTCCGAGGTGTACACCTTCCCCGAGTTGGTGGGTCAGGTCTTGGGTAACGGCGACTTCATCAGTACAATCGCTGGGACCGCCAGTGCCATTAATATCCGCGTCTCTGGCCGAGAGGTGTCTTGATGCCGGTTATGAGCGCCGAATGGCAAACCCAAAATCAAAACAACAAGCGCAACTGGTGCTTGGGGAACCAAGACGCCATCAATTTTCTCAACTGCCTGTTTGACGCAATTGAGCTCTGGGACGATCTGATTGACAAAGATGTGCCAATTGAAGACAGTCACGTCAACCGCGTATTCATGTCATTGATGTTCTCGTTACCGTCAAACCCTTGGTTCATGGCAAACTACAACTATTACCAACCATTGATCATGACGTCCATCAACGGGTTTCATGATGCAAACGAAATGTGCAAAAGCGACCAAAAACATCTGCGAAATTTGGCGTTTCACATTCGCAATTTCGGCATTGAGATTCACATCGCCACTGCGTTTTTGATTGGTGGGTTTGACCACATGCGTAAAGTATCGCGGGAAATACGCGAGTTTTACGCTTTTGAAACTTTTGAAGAATGGGAGACCTGCAATGCCTGATCCAGTAAGTGGTGCAATCGGGGGCAGCGCGTTACTTGGCGCAAATGCTTCGAACAGAGCCGCCAAAACGCAAGCGAATGCAGCAAACCAAGCTACTGAACTTCAGCAGCAACAGTACGAGCAAACCCGCGCAGACCAAGCGCCGTTTCGTGCTGCCGGTGAGCAGGCGCTGAACAAACTGATCCCGTTGTCGGACTACACCAAGTTTGGCATGGATCAGTTTCAGCAAGACCCAGGATACGCCTTCCGATTGTCCGAGGGTCAAAAGCAATTAGACCGGATGGCAGCGGTTCGCGGTGGTCAAATTTCAGGCGGTGCCTTGAAGGCAGCTACTCGATTTGGTCAGGACATGGGGTCACAGGAATACCAGAATGCTTTCAACCGGTATCAGACTGAGCGCAGCGCCCAGTTGAACCCGTTGCAGTCGTTGGCCGGGCTTGGACAGTCGTCTACCAACTTTGTCAACACCGCTGGTCAGAACTATGCCAACAATGCAGGTAATGCGATGGGCGCTGCCGCGCAAGCCACTGCCTCTGGCTACATGGGTCAAGCCAATGCGATGGGCCAGGGCGTCAGCCAATACCTCGGGTATCAGAGTAACAACAATTTGCTGAATGCGTTGAACCAAAATCGAGGTAGCACATATGGTGCGTTTGGTGGCGGCAGTGGCACATTCGGGGAAGGACAGTACTAACATGGCACTTGTTGATCCAAACATTGCAATGGGATATCGCGGCATTGAGGTGCCGAACCAACTGGCGCAGTACGCTCAGATTCAACAAATTCAGGGCAGTCGGCAAGCGCAGGAAATGAACGCTCTTAAGATGCAGGAGGCTCAAGCCGCCATGCAAGAGCGTAACGCTTTGCGTCAACTGAACCCCGCAGCCGAAGATTACGAAAGTCAGTTGTTCAAGGTCAACCCTTCGTTGGGCATCCAGTACCGCAAAGAACGCAGCGCATCAGAAGCAAGTTTGGCTGCGGCCAACAAGTCGGCATTTGACCTGAAGGCGGCGCAACGCAAGTTTGGAGATGACCTTAAGCGTGGGTTGTCCTCTAACCCATCAAACGAAAACATTATTGCTTTTGGTCAGGATGCATTGCTGCAAGGCTTGTACACAAAAGAGCAAGTTGACGCAACCGTCAGTCAGTTGCTGGCGCTGCCGGTGGAAGAACGGGTGAGAATCCTCTCACAATCTGGTGCAACTGCTGGAGAATTGCGACCTATCTCGGTAGGTAACTCGTTAATGACACCACAGGGTCGAGTGCTTGCCACGGCACCTCGCCAGTCGCAGCTTCTTACTCCGGAAGAAGAAGCTCAAAAAGCGCGAGTTGCTGCTGCTGGGCGTGCGCCTGCGCAGCCAGTTGCCCCAACGATTACACAAATTGTTGACCCGTCAAACCCCAATCAAATGATCACAGTTGACGCTCGTCGCTATGCAGGCGGTGGCGTTGGTTCACCGGGCGTGTTGGGTGTGGGCGGCAAAGAACCCGGCGCGGCTATTCGGGAAAACAAAGCCGAAGCAGGCAAATCGCAACTTGCTGACGATCTGGACAATTTGCGATCATCGTTTGCAACGCTTGACAAAATGCGAGCCATCCCAAGTACTGATCGCAACGCGCTGTCAAACATTGCATCCGCCACTGCCGCTACAGGTCTTGGACAAGCCGCTGGTCGATTTGTTGGAACTGAAGCGCAAGTGGAGCGTGAAGTCATCAACAGCGCCCGTACACGATTGGTCAATTCGATCAAAAATGCCACAGGTATGTCAGCACAGCAACTTAACTCGAACGTGGAACTGCAAACCATGCTCAAGTCAATTTCTGACCCAGCTCAACCAATCCAGGCAGCATTACGAATCATTGATGACATTGAAAATGCGTACGTCAAAGGTGCGGGAATGCCTAAAAAGAATGCGCCTGCTGCCGGTAAACCTGCCGCACCCGACATTGATGCTCTCCTCAGCAAGTACAAATAATTATGGCAACACTTGAACAACTCAGCGCAGCGTTGGTCAAGGCTGACGCTGCGGGTAACACCGCAGATGCCAAAGCTTTTGCGGATGCAATTCGACAGATGCAGTCATCTGCAAAACCCGTAACGCAAGCCAAAGAGCGCAGCACTGTTGGTGAAATCTTGGCACCTGTTGAAGCAATTGGTCAAGGTTTCAGCAGTGGCGCGGCAAACGTGATGATGGGTGGTCAGCGACTGGTGGGTAAGGGTCTGTCTGCCCTTGGTGCCAAGGATACCGGCACATTTTTGCAAGAGGATGCTGCTCGACGTCTTGCGCAATCGCAAGCCACGGTTGCGCCATTCAAGCAAGAGTTTCCCTTTTTGGCAGGCGCGGGTGAACTGGGCGCTGAGATTGTCGGCACCCTTCCTGTTGGCGGCGCAATTGCCGCACCCTTAAAGGCGATCCCCGCAGCCGCACCGTTGGCGCAAGCCATTCGCACTGGCGGGTTTTCCAAAGGCAACCTCGCCATACGCGCAGCAGGCGGTGCAACTTTAGGCGGCGCGTCTGCTGCGGTCATCAATTCTGACGAGATGGGGACAGGTGCTTTGGTTGGTGGCACGGTAGCCGCAGTAGCGCCCCCAATCGTAAAAGCTCTTGCAAAAAGTTCAGGCTTTCTTAAAGACGTTTTTACTGGCCGAATTGCGTCTGTCAAAGCGGGTGAGATTTCGCGTAATGTGGCAGGCGACCAAATTGCCGCTATCCGCGCAGCACTGGCCGCCGCACCTGAAGATTTGACTGCGGCGCAAGCTACGGTTGGTGTACCAAAAAATGCCTTTCAAGCGTTAGGCGCGTTTGCCAGTCGTACAGATGAAATGTCGGTCAAACTCAAACAGCAAGCTGCTGCGGATTTTGCCGATTTGCAACGAATGATGGAAGGTGGTAACGCCACCGAAGCTCGCGCCGCATACGAGGCGTCAATTAAGCGCCTTAATCAGCTAACCGAAGATATGCGGAATGTTGAACTGCAAGCAGCCAACCAAGCCGCTCAAACGACAAATCGACTTGCCCCACAGTTGCAGCAACGTGAGGCGTCAATGGTTAACGCATTGCGCCAAGGAATGCCTGCACCAGTGCCTGCCCCGCCATCTGGTGGGTTAATCCAAGGCACGATAACAGGCCCAGCCCGCACAGGACAATCAACTGTGGCGGCAGGAACCGAGGCCGCGCAGCAAGCCGCCACAGCAGCTAAGGGTAAACCCGGATTTTTGACGGCTGGTGATCGTGCAAAAGAATGGCAAGAGACATCTGACACCTTTGCCAACATTGCCCGTCAACGCCGTGCAGAAGCCGGGTTCTTGGAACGTCAGATAGGTAGTTTGGAAGACTACGGGTTAAACCCTCTTGACGCAAGTAAGATTGTTGGCGCAATTGACACAAAATTGTCCGCCCCCGGTGTTCGGGCAAGTTCAAATGTTGTCAAAGTGTTGGAGACAATTAAGGACGATATTGCGAATTTGACTCAAAAGGGTGGCGGTGTTATTGACGCACACGACCTGTACACTTTGCGCAAAGAAGGTATTAACGAGCGCATTCAACAAATCATGGGGCAAACCGACCCCAAGATTAGCGCCAAGGTAACGCGCCGAGTGTTGGAAGACGTTCGACCATTGATCGACAAAGCTATTGAGGACGCAGGCGGCACTGACTGGAGCAAATATCTCAAAACGTATTCGCAGAACATGCAAGCCATTGACCAAAAAGCAATGGCTGCTGAAGCTGCAAAATTGTTTAAAGACGCTCCGCAGGAGTACATGCGCCTTGTGCGGGGCAATAACCCAGACGCCGTGGAGGCCATTTTTGGTCCCGGCAGTTACGATATTTTCAAAGAGATGGGCGGCAAAATGCCTACTCTGGAAAAGTTGGCGTCAAACATTGAGCGTACTGCGAATATGGAAACTGCGGCAGCCGCAGGTAAAGAGGCACTTGTTGAAGCATTCGAAAAAACGGGCAGAACCTTTCCCCGCATCCGTAACATGCTTAACCCCAAAGTCACGTTTGCCAACCTTACGATGGATCAACTTGAAAGCAACCTTGGACCAAGAGTTGCAGCCAAATTGAAAAGTGGCATGGTGTCGGGCAAGAGCGCGTTGGAAATGCTTAACACCTTGCCAAGCGTAGAACGTGGCAAAGTGTTGCGCATGTTGAATGACCCATCAACATGGGGAGCAAAGGGCGCAGCAGTAACCCGCGCTGCTGCCACGCCTGCTGCACCAACAAACAATCTCGCACCTCAAAGCAAGAACCAAAACGCCCTTGCTCGGTAAAATACAGAATCTATCATCATGGAAGTATCAGACATGGCCGAGATCGACCCTGTGAAATATGGTGTGCTCTGGGAGCGCGTGCAGAACTATGAGCGCAGGTTCGATGAAATGTCCAGCAAGATGGACAAGATGGAGGCCAACGTCGAGAAGCTGGTGGCTCTTGCCAACCAGGGGCGCGGTGGGTTCTGGGCTGGCATGGCTTTTGTCTCGTTCGTCTCCAGCGCCATCGGGTTCGGCCTCAGTTGGCTCAAGGGGCACTGATTGTGTTCTCCCTTGGCCCACGCTCCAAGCAACGCCTGAGAGGGGTTCACCCTGATCTGGTCAAAGTGGTCGAGCGTGCCATCAAGATCACCGATGTGGACTTCACAGTACTTGAAGGCTTACGGACACCCGAGCGTCAAAAGGCACTGGTGGAGGCCGGGGCCAGTCAGACGCTCAACTCGCGCCATCTGACGGGTCACGCTGTTGATCTGGGTGCTTGGGTCGGGGATGAGGTACGATGGGACTGGCCCCTGTACCACAAGATTCACATCGCCATGCTTGCCGCATCCATTGAGTTGCAGATTCCCATCGAGTGGGGTGGCAACTGGAAACGGTTCAAGGACGGACCCCACTAGCAGCTACCTTGGAAAGATTACCCATGATCTGGCAAGCACTCATCCCGGTCATCGGTGGCATCTTGGAAAAGGTGCTCCCAGACCAACAGGCCGCCGCAGACGCCAAGATCAAACTGCTTGATCTGGCGCAGCGCGGCGAGTTGGCGGTGCTGGATGCAGAAACCAAAATTGCGTTGGGTCAACTCGATGTGAACAAGGTTGAGGCAGGCACCGATATGTTCCGTGGCGGCTGGCGTCCGGCAACCGGCTGGGCCTGCGTTTTCGGTCTGGTGTACCAGTTCCTTGTTCAGCCGCTTTTACCCTGGTTGCTGGCCGTTCTGGGCGTCTCTGTGCCACCGTTGCCACCCATCGACAACGAGACGCTCATGGTCTTGCTCACTGGCATGTTGGGGTTGGGTGGCCTGCGATCATGGGAGCGCATCAAGGGCAAGGCTTAGGACCAGTGGGCGGCACAGGCCGCAAGAAACCCCATCCAGAGCATCCCGAAGACCCCCAGCAGCACCCAGTAGGCCAGCTTCTTCAACTGGTAGCGCCAGACGCTTGGCGGCAGTGGGTCGGCAGCTTTCATGACAGGTTTGGCCTTTGCTACTCGGGCAGGGCACTCGCGGCCCTGGTTGCAGTCATTCGTGCAGCAGTTCATGGCGTCACCTTTACTCGCATATCTGCAATTTCGCGCACATAATCCTCAAACGGGTCATTTTCTCTCATAGACCATTCTTGTTCAGTCGCAAG